AGCAGCCGTCGCCTCGGGTCATCTTACCGCCAGCGCCCATCTTCTTCATTTTACCGCCGCAAGCACATTTCATTGCGCCGCATGACGGACAAGCACTGCCGCCTTTAGCCATCTTTTTAACGCGGTCGCCAGTAAGTTGGCTTCCCATAGAAGAACGTCCCATCATATCAACATTTCCACCTTTTTCTAGCTTGCCGTAAACGGCTGTTCGGGTCTTTAGCAGCTTTAGGAAACTGCTTCATCTGGCCTGCGGAGCGGGCGCAGTAGGACTTACGCCGCTTGGCGGCTGCGCTACCTTTCTTCACTGTACCTGTAACAGCTGTCTTCAACTTAGAGCCGGGGTTGTCTTTACGATACTTGGCCACACCCTTCTTGGTCATACCCGCACCAGACTTAGTGGGGCGCTTATGACCCCCTTTGATGGTGTGGCCTTTCATAGTACCTTTTTTCTTTTCAGCCATAGCTCACTCGTAAAAGATTGTAGCGGTTACGTTTGAGGGTAGTGATACATACACGCCATTTTTAGCGAGTATGCCATCTCCCGGTATTATAATATCGACTGTACTCTGAGCCTTCTCGTCAACCTCAAGAAGCACAGTGCCGGAAGCGGCGGATGCGTTGTCGTAGAATATTACATCCCCCGACGTGCCAGACGATGTGTTTACGACCACACCCCTTAAACGGCACCTACGATTTATAAGTACTGCCGAGGTGTGGGCGTGAGCGGAGAGTACATCATTACCAGCCATAACATATCACTCTATAAGTAACGTCATCACATTCCCTGAGCCGGTAAAGGCAGAAACATAACAACCGTCGTCAGCTAAAATACCGTCGTTTGGAAGAAATATGTCATTCCAGCCAATAGGTAGAGTTAACTGCAATATAATAGGGCCAGTAGCTGACCCACTGCGAATAGTAAAAGCAGCGGCGGATGCGGCGTTCACTAAAACCCCCTGCAGTCTACCGCGTGATGGGCCTACAAGTGCGGCGCTATCGCCTACCGCAAAGTTATAAGCTCGTACTTCTTGACCAGCCATAATCTAGTCCTTTTTCTTAGAAGCAGCCTTTTTAAGCGCCGGTTTCTTAGCCATAACCGGCTTAGAAGCCTCTTTCTTGGCTGGAGTACCGTCAGGGTTTAACCCCCGACGCGCGAGTTCCTCTGCGGAAGCTGGTTTGAACCTGCTCATAACCTAGCTCCTTATGCTGCTGCGATTGTGCCGCCTGTGTCGGAACGCTTCCAGTTTGTTCCGTCAGAGAAAGCCAAAATTGCTGCGCCTGCTGCGCCGTTTGAAACAAATACAACAGTGCCTGCACCCGCTGTAGCAGCGGAGGGTGCATTTGCAACCGTGTATGTTGGAACAACGATGTCGCCGATAAAACCAGCGGTTGAGGTCACTGGACCTGAAAATGTAGTAGAAGCCATTTTAGTACCCTTTGCATAAGGATTCGCTCTGTAGTCTATGCAACGTCAGGCGGGTAGATACCTGTCTACAAAGCTAATGTTGTACCCGTTGGCCAAGCATACAACATGTACTCACAAAAAGAAAGCCCCGCCGAAGCGGAGCCTTCCAAACCGGAGATGGTTTGAGTTCTAGGAGCTTACGCGCCTTGTGAACCGTAGATACCCAGTGGGTCGGAAACGCCGAAGCTGTAACGCTCACGCGCTTTGTAGCGCACGTTGCCAGTGTCGAAGTCGCCGTCCATGCCAGTAGCCATCGGAGAACGTACGAAGTGCTTCATGCCGTTCGGGATGTCTGTGGTCAGGAACCAAGCGTCAGCATCGGTGAGGTAGTGGTTGACACCGTAACCGCCGGGAACAGCGCCGTTTGTGCTGATCGCGTTGATGTCGTTGTCAGCTGTACCTACACGAAGCTCTGTTTGCAGCAAACGAGTTGCTACGAACTGCAGAGCAGACGGGATGATGAGCTTCTGAGCGCGCGCTGCGATCAAAAGGCCACGTTCGTCTACATATGCTGCGATGTCGATAATCGCTTGCTCAAGAGAAGTTTCGTTAAGGTCAGCACTAACCGCTGGACGGTTAGAGTTTGTACCACCACCGACTGTTGGGTGTGCAGTGCTGAACAGTGTTACACCGTCACCAGACTGGAAAGTGTCAAAGCCCGTGTTGAGCAATGAAGCAGCTTTAACCTGCTTGGTATAGGCCATGGCGCGAGCCAAGGCTTTTGTGTAACGCGAGGACAACGAATCGTACAGGTTGTCTTCCATCGCTTCTTCAGTGATGGCGAAACCCATAGCAATTGTCTCGTGGGTGTAGCGAGCTGTAAACGCTTCTTGTGCATTGTCATATGCAATAGAAGAACCTTCAGCTTTTGTTGGTGCTGCACCGAAACCAGACAATTTGACTTCCTCTTCAAAGCTACGCTCCGAAGTTTCTGTCTCATAGATGTCTTCATGTTCGTTTTCGTACTTGCCGTACTCAAGACCAAAAAGGGCGTTGAGGCCGGGAAGTAGTTCTTTAAGCGCCTGTGCGCGTGAGATAGCCATGTTTTATCCCTCCTTACAGGCCAACAGCGTTAGTCATGCTGCTGTAGCCGGGGTTAAGTTTAACCAACAGATCAGGGAACGCATCGCCAATTGGAGATACTGCGGACACGATACGGAAGGCGGCGGTGGTAGTCACAGTTGTCGCATCAACGGCACTTGTGGAGTTACCAGTAGCAGTGTTGCCAGTGGATGTAGACTGAGCAGCTGCGAAGAAAGTGTTCGCACCAATGTCAGACTGGTCCATAGCGCCATCTGCTTGTACTTGGAACAGTACGTTTGGATCGTCTACAACCAAGGCTTTCGCGTTGATTGCGCCAGATGGGTAGTACTGCGAGAAGGTCGTCTGACCTTGATCGTTTTCGTACTCACAACCTACAAACACACCAAGCGAACCAGTTAAGGTTGTACCTGTTGGGAATGCGTTAGTTGTGCCGTCGGCACCTGTTGCAGTTGATAGTGCGATGTAACCATCGGCACCGATATGAACGACTTGACCGTAGAAAAGGTTTGTGCCTTCTCCAGCAGGGTCGATCAGGTACTGGGATGTCGCCCCAGCGTAGGCCATACCGTCGGCACGTTTTACCGGCTTTAGGCCGTAGGGAGCAGCTGTAGTAGCCATAATGCTCTTCCTCCAGATTCATTTACTATAACAGTAAAGAGCAGCCGCCCCTTACCAGATGATTACCGCGAACTACGCTCTGGTCTGAGCATAGGCATACGCGGATCAGACTCACGCATGTAGTTCCTATCGACAGCTTCAGCCTGATTTTGTGCAGACTCAAGTTGGCCATAGATGCGGTCGTCTCGTAGCTCGGTCGGGATAGCGCAAAGCAATAACCCACCAACTTCGATATTGTCCTTAAAGCGGGAATCAATATCTGACATGATGTGTAGCTCAGGATAATCCACTGCCTTTACAGGCACATAGCCATCACGGAACCGTCCAGATACGTTTGTCATATCTGCATTACCCAAAGTAGATGTGCGAATCCAACGGAAGGAAAGCCCGTCACGTGGTTCGGGGGTAGGCAGCATTGACGAACGCTTCCAAGGTTTACGACGTTCACCCATTTCACGGGTTTCGGTTGTGCGTGGTTTACGATCAGCCATTTTGCATATCCTTTAGCTTTTGCGCCGCATATTCCTTGACGGATAATCCGAGGCGCTTGGCGATTGCGGCCTCCGATGAGGAGATGACAACTTTGTTGCGTGGTGCGGCGGTATTTCTACCACCCGGGGCCACCACGGAGCCAGCCTTACGTTGTGGTTGTCGAACCTCGGGTTCCACGTCTGTAAAGCGATCTGGGTAACGAGACCGCATGGCCTCATTTATCTTATCATAGTACACATCTGACGTAGAATCAACGCCAGACTCTAATAGTTCTTCATGTACGAGCATAGCGTACCGTGTCATGCCCGTATCCTTCTGAAACCAATCGTTCTCAGCAACCCATTGTTGGGCTTTAACGTCCGGTCTAGGGACTCTAGGTGCGGCCTGCGGAGCGGGGGCTTCAGACTGATCCTGCACAGCTTGTTTTGCTGGTTTCCAGTTCTCTACCCGATCGGCTTCAAGCTGTAGTTTAGACAACGCCATCTGCGCTTCAAGCACAGCATCGGAATCCCCAGCCTCATAAGCCTCTTTATAGGCCCGCTTTGCACTGTTAAGCTCTGACGCCACACGTGCCTTAGCCTCGTTGACCAGTACGCCTTCTCCCTCAGATAGGTTTTTACGGAGACGCTCGGCCTCTTTCTTCTGAGATTCAGCATAATTAACAGCGGCTTCACGCTCACGTTCGGCCTCTTCCTTGCGGCGACGCTCTTCGTGAAACTCGAACTTCAGCTTCTTGATACGCTTCTGTACCGAGTCGCTGTGCTTTTCAAGATCGTCATCTTCTGGGATGTCCGCTTCAGCATCAGGCGCGCGACGCGGACGACCTTTATCCTCTTCAGGAGTATCGTCTGCGATTTCTACTTCGATCTCGCTGTCATCGGACAGCTCTACCTCTATTGCGTCTTCCTCGACGACTTGTTCTAGTTCTTCACTCATACTCTGCTATACCCCCGTGGGTCTTCAACTACAGCTTCGACAGTATCATCATTGATAATGCGGAACTCTTTGTTATGTAATTTAAAACGTGTGCCTGAGTACGACCGGAAGATGATGAAATCACCTTTTTCGCACCAAGGGCCATTAGGGAACCGCTCTTTGTCAGTATAGGCTTCAGCACCTACGCTTATGACATAACCAATGATGGTAGCGGTCTCTTCCATCTTAGTTAGTGAGTCCGGCATATAAACGCCGCCCTCTGTCTTTCCATCAAGTTCCGGTATCGCGATGAGAATTTTGTAGCCCTTGGGCTCTGGCAGCTTTGCCAGTAATTGCTCGTCATCGACTTTGTCGGTAGCGTACATTTTAGTCTCCTGCAGTGATTAAAGGCTCACAGCGCCCTTTGCGTGGGTTATTCCACGTTATGTCGTATATCTATACGTATCGTTATCAATCATCAACATATCTTTGTTCGATGTCTTTAACGTCACCACGTATGATAGTAAGAGCCTCGTACTTCCCAACGAGCCTCCAGTAAGTTTCTTGGTCCTTTGCGCCGCCTTCGGCGAGATGTTCCGCTATTGCGGTGCGACTTTCGTCGAGTCGTGTTAGCATTGTATGGAAGATACTATCAGCCATCTAAGTCTACTCTTTCTGCAACTTCCATAGCCAGACGAACTGCTGACTCTTTCTGGTCTGTTTCAAGTTCTGCGACCTTGACTGCAATGCGCGCCGCCTCTTTCTCTTCCTCAGAGGTAATACGCTCCTGCTGTAGTCGTGCGTTCTCTTGCTTGGACAGGGCGTCGATATTCACCTTCAGCTTGTCCATTTCGATTTTGTGCCTCAACTCAGTCTCTTTAATCATCAGCTCACGCTGCTGAATCTGAGTGAGCGGGTCAGCCTGCTGCGCAGCTGCTTGCTCTGCAGCGGCTTCGGCTTGGTCCTTCTGGAACAACTTGTCTGCAGCCTGTGCAGCCAGACGAGATACTTGAAGTTCGATATCTTCTGGCAACGGCGCTTCTGGGTCTGGAAGTTCCACACCAAGTTGTTTCTGTATCTCTACGCGATACTGCAGTGCGACGTGCTCGGTAATGTGAGACATCATCGCGGACTGAATGGCGCTGGCAAATGGCGACTGACCGACAATCTGCTGGATTTTTGGGTCTTGCATCGCTAACATGTGCGTCTGAATGTGTGCTTCGTGATCCTGATAAGCAAAGGCTTTGACAGGTTCTTGCTTCAAGATCGCCATGTTCTCTGTCACTGGGTCGGCAGGTTTGACGTCGCCCGCCAACTTGATGATGTCATCGGCATCTTTGATACCCAGAACTTCAAGCATTTGACGGTGTAGCTTACCCATATCGTACATTTGTGGGGCTTGTTGAGCCAACTGCAGTGCAGCTTGGTACTGCATAATACGCTGGGCCATGGTAGCTGCATTGGGGTCAGACACCGGAATAACGTCCACACGACCGTCAAAGTCAGAAATACGATCAGCGGGCTCATCCATCTCGTAGGCGTACTCAGCGGGCATGTAGTCATGCACAATCCGTGCCAAGATGCGAAGCTCTTGCTTCATTGCTGCGTGTAGGCGGGCTTGGATGCCCGACATCACCTGCATAGACCGCTCCATAAGCGCCAGAGTCGTCCCTACAGGAGCCTGAGCGTTGATGTCACCCACTTGGATGTCACCCACTGCTCCTATGCGTCTTCCCTCGTCTACGACGTTCCCTAGTAGGCTGTAGAGTACACTCGATGGCTCTTTATAAGGCAGCGGGACAATCGCGTCCTTAATAGTACCTGCGGGAACGTCCACATCCCGAAACTCGCCGGGCATAATGGGCGTAGTATCTCCGGTGATACGCATGCCCCGGGCTTTGAAGCCCGCTGGGAGATTAGACAGCGTACCGGCGTCAATAAGCTGACGCATGATGGAGGTAGCAGACTTTGTAAGGCCACCGAGTGTGTGAATGAGACCCGTGCCGTAGAAACCCATCCCGGGCAAATAGGGGTAATGTACGACGTGCATACGCTTCTCGCGTTTACTGTCGTCTTCATACCAATTACGGCGGATAGCCAAAACGATGCTAGAGGACTTGTCGATTGTCACCACGTATGGGAGAGCAACGCCGTCCACGTCATCAAAAGGCTCAGGCAGATTCAAATCCACGTGCATCTCTAAAATGGTATGCCGTGGATCATCAGAGAAAGTGGGCTCGGAACCCTCTAGTTCGTTGTACTTTTCTTCGATGTCGGTGATGTCTCTGGTCGCTTCGGGGAGTTCGACGTCACGATAGAACCCATTCACCTGAAGTTTTAGTACTTCTTCAGGTGTCTTCTTCATAACGTGTGTAAATCTTGGCGCAGTTCGCAAATTTGACGCCCCATAAGACACGACTAGGTCTTCTGCGGGAACGAACTGGGACACAGGGCGCTCTGAAATCGGATCAAAGTATATTTTCTTGAACGCGGAGCCCGCCATTGGCAGTTTAAAGAGCATCTGCTCCATCTCGTCACGATAGTCGGGCATTTTCTCAGTGATGAGGTAGTTGAGTTCAGTCTCTACGCGTTGGGCCTGCTCAAACTTCTCAGTCGTTAGCTTACCAACAATCTTACTACGTACTGGCCCTGCCGCAGGGAGTAGCTCTCCCATCGCCTGTGCTTGGAATTTAACCACTGCTTCAGTCATCATAGGGTGATACACCCCAGAAGCACCGTTCCATGGCTCAGTGCGCTCCTCAACCTTCATGCCGAGCAAGTCCATGCCCTTGATGTAGGCGCTGGCCCACTCACCACGAGATTCACGATCAGAGGCAAAATGGTCGATCAAGTCGTTCGCTAGGCTCTCTAGCTCGGCGTCGTCGATGAACTCGGAAAGGTTAGAGTCATGGGAAATCTCCCCGTCCATTTCGGCGTTGTTGCCAAACTCAACGACAACAGACCCATCGTCCATAACAACTTCGATCGCCTCGGGTTCTTCAACTACAATGGCGAGATCAGGGGCCGTGTCATCCACTTCGAGGAGAATGTCGCTGGGTTCCATAGATTTTTCGACTGCCATAATATGCCTCATTCTGAGCGTTTGAACGCACTATAGCAGATATAGTGCCAAAATAGAAAGCCCACATTGTGGAGTGAGGGCACGACGAACGAGGGAGTGCCGATGCGAAGTGCCCCCACGGACGCTACCAACGTCCTGTAAGCAGCCATACTACACCTGTACATGTATGTCACTCCTGTCAATAATACGCCGCCCTACGGTGCAAATACGAGTCATCGTCTTCCATGTCTGTTGGGAGGCGGATAAACCCACCCTGACGGAACCGCAGCAGCGCCATCACCGTGCTATCGACCAAGTCATCGTTTGACATGAACGGAAACCCCGCCACT